TTTTCATGGCAGCTTATACAAATGTAACTTTGGTTGTGGATCAAACTGATGCTGTTCCATATTTGGGAGCAAATCTTGATGCAGCTTTTGATGTAACAATGCAGGACGATGTAGGAATGGATGCACAAGCATTTTTAACAGCTTTATGCAGATATGATTGGGTAACAAATCTTGCAACTTTGGATGCAAATTCTAAAAGACTGCTTTCTGAATATGTTTGTAGATATATTGCTGTGGCTGGGATTGCTTATGAAATGGCTGGCTTCACTTCAAGGATTGAAGCGGAAGACATGCTTAATATTCATTTATACAGAATGAGAATTATTGAAACAATTTTAACAGACCAAAAAAGTGTAACTTATATAAAATCATAAAGGGCACATAATGTTAGACATACAACTCCCTTGGAAAGAGAAAGAAACTTTTATGCATTCCTCAGTATTTTCAGAAGGGATTATTAACACAACAGACAGAAAAGGAAAAATGGAGTCTACTAATGTAACTGCAGAAAATGTTATAGGCATAAAAGCTGGCTCTGAAGACTGGATCCTTGTGGAAGATATGGAATTAAACCATGAATCTTTGACAGGTAAGGTAATGGTTACATTCAACTGTGATGTGCAAGTAGTAGGTTATGTTGCAGAAGCAATCGAGATAGTAATATATAAAGACGGTGTTATATTAAATAATACAAAAAGAAGCATAATGACAGTAGCAGACAATGGAAAAGTAGTGACAATAAAAACGGTTGAAGAAGCAGAAAGGAGTAATTGGAAAGTTTACTGGAAAGGCGATGATAATGGTATAACAAAAGTAATGCACGGAAGAAGTCTTATTGTAATAGATGTTTGAGGTGGAATAAATGGGAAACACAAAAATAGATTCAGCTGATACAACAAATTTCAGCGCAAAAGATTATGCAGATTCAGCAGCTGCGCAGGATACAACTTTATATCCTAGCAGTTATAGTGTGACATCTGCGGGCGATACAACACAGAGCTCCTATCAAAATACAAACTTCTTAATAGAAATGGGAGCATACAACGAAATTTCAGAACTAGCGGGAATGATTGACAGAAAAGCAATGTTTGTCGTTGGTAGAGGAATTAAAACAAGTATATTCAAAAACAGAAATCTAAAATTTATCAAGGGAAATGGGCTTGATACTTTTAATTCAATTATGTACAACAACGTCAGAACATACACCATTGGTGGAGATTCTTTTAATGAGATCATCAAAAACAAAAGAGGGCAATTAAGAAATTTAAAACCATTGAATCCATCGTCAGTAAAAATAATAAAAAATAAGTTTGGAACTGTCTCGGGCTATGATGTATTTTCACATATTGACGATTTTGGAAAAAAAGTTTGGGAACACTTTGAACCAAACGAAATTTTCCATTTAGCTTATAACAGATTAGCAGACCAAATCCACGGGCAGTCTGTTGTTAAAAAATTGATGCCCGTTATAGAAATGCGGGGAGAAGCAATGCGAGACATGCGAGTTGTATTTCATAGATACGTAAAACCTTTATGGGTTATCAGTGTAGATACAGATGATACAGCAGAAATAACAGCTTTTAAAAAGAAGTTAGACACAACCCTGGAAAAATCAGAAAATATGGTTGTGCCTAAAGATACAGTCGATAAAATGGAATCGTTTTCAATTCCGCAATATAGCACTTTAGATCCATTGCCTTGGTTAAGATTATTGCAGGAAGAGTTTTTAAAAGCAGAAGGAATCCCTGCTCTTGTTATGGGCGGTGGTGGGCAAGAAACAACAGAATCAGAAAGTAAAATTCTTTATCTTGCTTGGCAACAAGTAGTAGAATTTAACCAGCTGTTTTTGGAAGAACAAATCCAGCAGCAGCTCGGCATAAAAGTTGAGTTTGAATTTCCTGCGAGTATTGCGCCAGAACTTCAAGGAGACGAAAAAAAGGATCCTAAAGAAAACACAAGGGCGAGGGCAGACAGATGAAAAAAATAAAAGATAGTTTTGAAATCAGTAATATTTGGATAGCAATATTTTTTATAGCAATTCTTGAAATTATTGCTTTAAACAAAGGTATCAACGGACAAATGATGCGAATTTCAGTAGCAGCAATAGCAGGACTTGCGGGATTAGCAACTCCTGGAAGCAAAATTGCAGAAAAAATAAAAGGGGTGTTTAAAGGTGGCTGAAGATGGAAAGAAAGAAAATGTTGAAGAAGTTGTTGAAGAAGATAAAAAAAATAAAAAGGAAGCTGTTGATGAAAAGGATCTTATCGAAAATATTGACGAAAAGATTGCAAAAGCAGAAACGACAGATGAAGCAGACAAGGAAACTCCTGCTTCGCCATTAGAAGAATCAAAACAAATTCTAACAGATCTAAAAGAACAGAATAAGATCATGGCTTCTAATTTAAAACAGGCGGAAAAGATTGCCGCTAACATGATGTTAAACGGCAGAGCTCCTGCAGGTAAAGAAAAAACAGAAGACGAAAAAGAGATTGAAGAAGCAAAAAAATTACTTGAAGGAACAGGGCTGGATCCTTTTGATACAGGCGAAAAGAAACAATAGTGGAAACTGTTGGGCTTATTAACTTGCGAAAATCGTTCTAAACTAACCCCCACAAAGCCCAGCAGCCACTCTCAAATAGATAAATTTATATATTAGTATAGCTTTTACTGTATTGGTGATGTTCATATGGCAAATGAAGCAGTAATTATTGAGCTTTTAGGAAACAAAGGAGATCCCATTCAGCTGAATTGCGTTGATGGAGACGCTTTCCCAAAAGGTACTATTCTAAAATTATCAGATAACAGAATGGCAGACTTATCGTCAGCAGACGCAGAAATCTGCGCAGGTATTTGCGCAGCAGAAAAAGTCGCAAGCGATGGAGCAACAACTGTTACAGCTTACACAAACGGAATTTTTGGCTTAACAGATGGCACAGCTGGAGCGATAGCAATCGGGCTACCGGTTACAATAGAAGGAGCAAACTTAATTAAAGGAGCAGCAGCAGGAGAAGCAGAAGGCGGTACAATTTTAGGTTATACTTTGGCAGCTTTTGCCGGTTCAGATACTCAAGAAGTGAGGGTACTTATTTAAAATGGCAAGCGAAGCAGTTATTGTTGAATTACTAGGAGCAGATAAATCCGGCGATGTTATTCAATATAATATTGCTGATGGAACTGCAATCGAAAAAGGAGCAATTTTACAGTTAACAGATAATCGAACAGCACTAGCAAGCGCAGCGGATAAACCCGTCGCTGGAATTGCAGCAACAGCAAAAGTTGCAAACGACGGCCAGGTAACAATCGGCTGTTATACAAATGGTATTTTTGATTTGGTTGATTCCGGAGCAGCTGGAGCAGTTGGAACTAATGTTCAGCTTGGCGGAGTAAACACAGTAAAAACAGCATCAGCTTCCGCAGATTTAGGTTATATCTTTGGGAGAAGATTGGCAACAATGGGCGCTGGTGGAACAGAAGAAGTCAGAGTTTTTGTAGGTAAAAGATATTAAAAAATAAAAGAGGTGTTAAAATATGGCAGCAGTCACAGCAGGAGAAGGAGATTTAAGGGCAGAAAGTGTATCAAAAATTGTTACAGGTTTTGCGCTTCAAGAATATAAATTAAAACAATTATGTATGATCCAAAACAGTAATGCATGGACTGAAACATACTATGCAGAAACTGCTACAGAATTAACAGCAGGCGGAGAAATCAGTGTCAAAGGAGTGCCAAGGTTAGCTAACTTTCCTTACGGAGAAGTAAGCTGGACTGAAACTTCTGGCAGAAATGTAAAGCATGCAATGGAAGGTGTCATTTCTTGGGAAGATGCTAAAACAAATGCTATCGATGTTATTGCAAGAACACTTTTAAGAATTGCAAGAGCTGTCGCTAGTTCAGTTGATGGAGTTATTGCAGCAGCAATTTTAGATAGCGCAGGAAATACTAAAGCAGCTGGAGCAACCTGGGACAATGCAGTGATCGCAGATAGAGATCCAATCCAAGACATACTAAATGCAAAATCAGAAATAGAAATCGACAATTATAACATCAATAGGAATGGTTATTTAATAATGAATCCAGTCGCTTTCGCTCAACTTCTAGGCAATGCAAATGTCAGAAATGCAGGGCAGTTTTACACAGATGATGTAACTAGAAACGGAATGGTGGGCAGAATTTTGGGACTAACAATAATATCAACAAACTCAGTAACAGACGGCGGAGCTCAAGTTATTGTAGGAAAAGAAGCTTGTACTTGGAAATCAGTTGTTGGATTAACAGTAAATACAATAGAGGATCCTGGAATCAAATACACAATCAGAGCTTTTGAAGTAGGACAAATCCAAGTAATCAATACAAACGCAATCTGTAAAATAACAGGTATCTAAATGGCAGCATTCAAAGCAACAGTATTATATGCGGGACTAGTTACAAATGCAGCAGCTATGGAAACAGCTATTGAAACAGGAACTTATAGCGCAACATCACAATTTGTTGTTGTACCACAACCAGGGAACAGCTGCACTATCATTCAAGTAGAAACAGCATAAAGAGGTGTATAAAAATGTCAAAAGCAAACAGAAAAAAAGAGTATGACAGATTAGTTTCAATAGGAAAATTATCACAAGATGATGGCTGTCTAGTCAAAGAGTTTGGCGAACCAAAATCGCCAGCTGTTGAAGAAGTAAAAAAGAAAAAGGGCAAATATGGCAGATGATAATGTTTTTCAGTCAATTAGTGCGAAAGAAGTTAGAACCACAATTCTAAAAGGTGGCGCAGATCTAGGAATCACAGCAGATGCTGGTTCAGTACAGGGCGGTTATCCTTTGACTTCATCATTCAATGTTATAGACACAAGTGGAACAGCAGGAAACGCAGTTACTTTACCCTCAGAATTTTCAGCAGGAACATTAATTTTTATAAAGAATGGAGCAGCTGCAAATTCAGTTGATGTCTTTCCGGCACTAGGCGATGATTTAGGTGGGGGAGCAAACGCTGCAGCAGCTTTGGCAGCAGGAGCAGGTATTTTATATATTGCAACTGTCGCAGACGCAACATGGGAATCTTTGATTCCATAAACACAAAGTTTAAATATTTCTAGTGTTTTAATTAGACTATGGGCAGACACAAACTAATTAAAAA